TTCAAATACTGCTTTTTTATTATTAACTTTAGGAAGATCAACACAAAATCCAATTTTATATTATACAGAAGGTAATACAGTTCTTGGAACAACTTATCCAAGTTTAAAAACTGCAAATATTTGGTCGCATGTTTTAGTAACTTGCACACAATCTATTTCAATTCCTGATGGCCACAATTACTCTGTATATGTAAATGGAATACTTACTTTATTTCATGCCACTGTCTATGCTGGATCTTGGACTCCAGAAACAGTAGGAGAAGTTTACGAAGTTTTTAATATCGGAGGATCTTTTGGTAATTCTGGATCATACTCTCCAACAGCTACTAACACAAATGAAATTGCAGAAGTTGCTATTTGGATAGGTAATTCAATGGGATTACAAGAAGCTCAACAGCTAGCTTGTGGTAAAAGCCCATTAAATATTAATCATAAATCTCTTTTATCTTACATCCCGCTAATTGACTCTCCAAAAATATATGGACCGTATCAACCTACATTAATTACTGGTTCTCTTGAAACATACGGCCAACCAATCACTACTGTAGCATTCAAACCAATCTGGGGAGATCATCCATTAGTTGAAAGAGTCCCACGTCCAAAAAGTATAATGTCATCAACTGGCGGTGGTGCATCATATTTATCAGGTATATCAGGTGCTACATCAACTGCTACTTCTACATTGACAGCAACTGGAGCATTATCATCAACTGCTGCATCTAGCGCAACTTTGTCAGCAACTCTTGCTGGTATTGTCAATACAACTGGCACAATTGCTGCAAGTTCTACTGCAACTTCTACACTCAATGGAACAGGAACACTATCAAGTAATTTGTCTGCATCAACTGCATTGACAGCTACACTCTCTGGATTGGCGCCGATAACTTCTACTAGTAGCGCAGTTGCTACACTATCTGGAACTGTTACTGGTATTGGTGCATTAACTTCTACAGCGGCGGAAATTTCTACATTATCAGGAACTCTTACTAATGTATCCGCCTCTAGTATAACTGGTTCGGCGGCAGCAAATTCTACATTGGTATCGACATTAACTGGTAATGGGTCAATTGTAGGTAACTTAACAGGATACAATTCGCTAACTGCTACATTGCAAGGAATACTGTCAACATCAGGAACATCAGCTAGTGTTGCTAGCATAACTGGGACATTAACTGGTGTCGGTAATCTTACATCAACTGTTTCAGCAACTAGTGCTCTTACTGATACACTAACAGGTAATGGTGCACTCAATAGCACTGTTGCTAGTATTTCAGTGCTAACTGGAACCTTGACAGGCATATATAATATCACAGCAACTGTTGCTGCTAATGCTCAACTTACTGGAACATTAAGTGGCAATACAGTTGGAGGTGTCACAGGAACTGCTGCTAGTAATACTTCGCTTTCTGGCAATCTTACTGGTATTGGTTCTTTGACAAGCATTGTAGCAACTAGCTCTATGCTCAATGCTTATTTTGGTAATCAACCACATCAGCTAACAACACTAGGGACTGGATAATACAATGCTTGATCCTACAACTCTGACTTCGTTTATGGCTGCACTTGGTTATGGTGCATACATTCCTGTTGCATTGGCAATTGTTGGTTTGTTTTCTGCAATTGCTACTGTATATCCCGCAACTGCTCCGGGCGCCAAAATTGTGCATACTATCGCACTTTTGATTGGTAAAGCCTCTCCTGCGGTCCCAGCAAGCAACACAACTACGGAGACTAAGTAAATGTCACGTGCACTCAATATTATTGTGATCGTTGGTATCACAAGCTTGCTTACTGCTTGTAACCAGACACCAGCACAGGTTGCAGCAAATACTACACTTGCAAATGATACTGTGCAGTGTGATATGACTGTTGCAGTTCCTGTTGCTGCTACTGCTATGAACCCTGTTGCTACTGATGTGCAGAAAGGTGTAGCATCTGCAACTGCTGCTGTTACTGCTATTAGTCAGTCACCAGCATGTCAGAAACTTGCACAGGACACTGCGGATGCTATTGCTGCGGCTAAAGCAAAGCAGTAATTATTAATCAGACATAGGATATCTCTTATGTATGAAACGTTGATTAAATTTGCTAATGCTGCTAATGCGTGTTACGATGACAAAGTCAGTCCAATTTTTCAAAACTCAACTGATACTTGTCATGTTTACTATTCAGTAATTGATGACGTTCCTACATTTGCTTTTGAAGGAACATCTGATGTTGCTGAATGGCTTGTTGATTTGGACGCCTTTGATGTTGATACCCACGATTTTGCTACACTAGGTCCTGTGCATCGTGGGTTTTACATTGACACTCAGGAAGCATTAGCTTTTTTAAAACAATACTTTTTTGACAACAACATTACTAAATTCAATCTTACTGGTCATAGCAAAGGCGCTAGTGAAGCATTGCTTATGTATGCAATGTTGAAACTAACAGGTTTTGTGGCGGCCCAAACAATTGTATTTGAACCTGCTAGAGTTGGTGGGAATACTTTTGCAAACTACATTAAATATGACAATGTCTTGTTTACACGAACACAAACTACTCGTAAAACAGACCTTGTAACTATTATGCCTTGGGGACCTAATTGGGTAGATGCTGGCAGATGTATTAATCTTGATGTATCTGACAGTTTTGATATGATTGGTATGCACAAAATGCCTGGCGTGTTTGATGGTCTTACACGCTTGAAACAACTTGAAGGAACTACAAAATGACTACTAATGTTACTGTTGTAACTGGCATGCATGAAGCAGAAGTTACCATTCATGAACCTGTGCATGGTAAAGAAAAAGCACATACTACTCTTGTTGAAGCGCACAAAACTCATTTTTGCCACATTCATAGTGGCAGCTATGTTACTGTGCGTGAGAAGAAAGTTGAATTGCATAGCGAAGAGTAACTAACATGGGTGCGTCTGCAGAGCAAATTAAAAAAATGCTGGGCAATGGACTTTCCAACGAAGTAGTTGCTACTGCTGTTGGTGTTCATCCATCATACATTAGCCAGCTTATGTCTGATAAAACATTTGCTGATGATGTTATTGCTTTGCGGACGCAAACCCTTACTGATGCTACATCTCGTGATCGTAGCTGGGATGCTATAGAAGATAAGTTGTTGGATAAGTTTGGAACTGCTGTAGATACTGGTATGGTATGGAAGCCACAAGATTTGCTTCGTGCATTGCATGTTGTTAATAATGCAAAACGTAGAGGTAATCCTGTTCAGCAAACCATTGCACCTAATCAGGTCATTGTTCAACTTAATCTTCCAACTACTATTATTAACAAGTTCAAACAAAACAATCTTGGCGAAGTTGTAGAAGTTACAACAGAAGACGGTCAAACTCAAACACTTGTAACTATGCCATCTTCCGCTTTGATGCAGCAACTCACTGAGAAGCATCAGGGAAATCTAAACTATGAGCAAGTTCGCAGATATCTACCTCAGAGTGATAAAATTAAAGACATTGAAAGATGACATATCTGTGACTAATCTTCCAGATACCATCAAACAAGATATCGAAATGTCTGAGCAAAATAAAGCTGTTATCAAAGCTATCAGAGATGCTGACACTCAACGTGCCAAGCAAAAATTACTTATTATCCGTCAACAGTTAGCAATTGCAAGAAAGCAAACTAATGACTGATCATTATAAAAAACTTGGTTTTGATCAAGATGAATTAGTTGCACGTCTTGAACGTGAAGCAACTCCTGAACAATTACCAGATACAGAACCAGATATTCAATCTGCTGCATTTGACAAACAACAGATTATTGATGCTTGTCGTGTTGATTTAGATTTTCTTGCTGCTATGGCAATGCCAGAAAGTTTTCGTTTTTATTTTCCACCAACACATGTTACTGCATGGCAGATCTTAGTTGAAGGTGAAGCTAACTGTGAAAACAAGTTTCTTCAATTTGCTATAGGAATTCCTCGGGGTCACGCCAAGACTACATTGATTAAGTTGTTTCTTCTCCGGTGCGTGCTATTTACTAAACGTAAGTTTTTTCTTATAGCGGCAGCCACTGAACCGCATGCTATTAATATCATTGCTGACGTTGTTTCAATGCTATCACAAACTAATATTGTGGCTGCTTTTGGTGACTATAGGCTTGGATTGGAAACAGATACTAAGACATTGAAGAAGTTTGGATTTCTTGGACGCAATATAACTTTTGCAGGTGTTGGTGCAGAAGGCGCTGTTCGTGGTATGAACGTCAATAATGAGCGCCCTGATATTATGGTATTTGACGATATTCAAACTAAAGAGTGTGCTGAGAGTCCAGTGCAGAGTAAATCTCTTATGGAATGGATGGTTGGCACAGCTATGAAAGCCAAGAGTCCATTTGGTTGTATGTTTATTTTTGCTGGCAATATGTTTCCATCGCCTAATTCTATTCTTAAACAACTTAAAAGTAATCCAACTTGGATCAAATTTATCAGTGGCGCTATTCTTGCGGATGGTCGTGCATTGTGGCCAGAGTTGCGTTCACTTGAGTCATTGATCGCTGAACTTAACAATGACATTGCAATGGGCCAAGCTCATATCTTTTTTTCAGAAGTTCTTAATGATACAGAAGTTGGTGTCAATAGTAACGTTGATTATAGTAAATTTCCTGCATGGCCCTGGACAGAAGATGACAAGCCGCAAGGTAAATTTCTTTACATTGACCCATCACAAGGTAAAGGTAAAGACCATGATGTTATCACAGAAAATCATGTATATGATAATTTGATCGGTATTTACAATATTCACGAAGAGCATTATTCTCCTGCTAATCTTATTCGTAAAGCGTTAGCTATTGCACTTAAAGAAGAAATTTATGGCGTAGCAATTGAAAGCACTGCATATCAGAGCACATTGTTATTTTGGTTTGATTTTATTTGCAATCAACTTGGCATTACTGGTATATCGTTTGTTCCAGTGTATACTAATAACTACTCTAAAAACTCTCGTATTCAAAGCGGTATCAAAGCAATGCAAGCTAAAGAAGTTATCTTGCACCCTAACATCAGATCAATGGTTCAACGTCAGATTGCTGATTGGAACCCAATGAAGAGAGATAATAGAGATGATATCCTTGATGCGATATCTAATAGTCCAAAAGTAGTAGCAGACTATCCTTTTGAAATTATGGTGAAGGGATCACTCATAGTTCAAGATAGTGAAGCTGCTAAAGTTGTTGAAGACAATCATGCGTTTTAAAACAGGATACTAACAAATGTCTGGAACTACAGTAAATCTTCCCCAAGCTAATATTCCGGCGCCCGGACAAACTGCACAGCAGCCGTCTTCATACTCATCATCGAATAAAGATATTGCTGCTACAATTAATATTGAACTCAAACAAGAGCAGAAAGAAGCTATTGTTAGCACTGTCAGAAATTGGCAGGCTACATTGTATTCTCAATATTCTCTCAGAAATGAACTAGAGAACATTGATCGTATTTACATGAGAGAAGCTGATTGGACAGAGGACCAGATTAAATCTAGACTTGCTAATCGTCGTGGCGATAGTCGTAAATTGCAGAACATTACCGTTCCTATTGTCATGCCGCAAGTTAATAGCGCCATGAATTATCTTATGAATGTGTTTGCTACAGGATATCCTATTTTTCCTGTTGTAGCTGATCCAGCCAATGAAGATGCTGCAATGCAACTTGAAACTATCATTCAAGAAAATGCTCAGACTTGTGGATATGCTCAGCAAATGGCATTGTTTTTTCGTGACGGTCTTAAGTATAACATTCATGCACTAGAGTGTGATTGGCGCCAACGAGTTACATATACTGTTGAAAATAGCCCATCTAGTGCTTCCAACACTGCAGCTAAAAAAGTTGTGTGGGAAGGTAATGTTATTCGTAGAATGGATCTGTATAATTCTTTTTGGGACCCGCGAGTCCATCCATCTGAAATTCATACAGAAGGTGAATTTGTAGGTTACACTGAACTATACTCTCGCATTCGCTTTAAAAAATTGTGCAACAGTTTGTATAACCAAGCATCAGTGAAAGACATTACTGAAGCCATGGCATCTGAACCTATTCAGGGAGCTATCGGTTCTTCTACTAATGCGCCATTTGGTTACTACATTCCAATTCTCAATCCGTTTCCTTTTTTCAACAAGACATCTACAATGGATTGGATGGCTTGGATGACCAATACTCCTACTATGAAAAACGGAGTTAATTATAAAAATACATACAGTGTCACTACTGTGTATGCTAGAATTATTCCATCTGATTACAATATTCGTGTTCCATCTCCGAATACTCCTCAAGTATGGAAATTTCTTATTATCAATGGTAAGGTAGTGCTTCTTGCTGAGCGCCTTACAAATGTTCATAATTTTATTCCTGTATTTTTTGGACAGCCTATTGAAGATGGTCTTGACTATCAAACTAAGAGTTTTGCTAGCAACGTAGCTGATATGCAAGATATTGCTAGTGCACTATGGAATGGTGCTATTGCTAGTAAGCGTCGTCTTGTTGGAGATCGTGTATTGTATGATCCTAGTAGGATTAGAGAGACAGATATTAATAGCACAAACCCTGCTGCTAAAATTCCAGTGCGCCCTAGTGCACAAGGTAAACCATTGAATGAAGCAGTATATCAGTTTCCGTTCAAAGATGACCAAGTTAATTCTCTTGTTGAAGCTAGCACTGTCGTAACTAACATGGCTAACTTGATCAATGGTCAAAACCCTGCACAGCAAGGACAATTTGTAAAAGGTAACAAGACTCGTCATGAATATGATGACATTATGGGTCATGGTAATGCTACCAATCAACAGATTGCCATTAGCACAGAAGCCCAGGTATTTACTCCATTGAAGGAAGTTATGAAACTTAACATCCTTCAATATCAATCCCCTAAATCATTGTATAATACTGGCAAAGGTAAAACAGTAAACATTGATCCAACTGATCTCAGAAAATCTGCAGTTCACTTTAAAGTATGTGATGGACTTATCCCATCTGACAAAGTGACTGGAGACGACTTGTTGCAAACTGTTATCCAGCAGCTTGCTTCAAGTCCTCAACTTGCTAGTCAATATAACCTAGGAGACGCATTTACATACTTGATGAAAACACAAGGACTTGATCTTACACCATTTGCTAAGTCTCAAGAACAAATTGTTTTTGAACAGCAAATGCAAGCTTGGCAACAGGCAGCAGAGTTGGCAGCTAAACAAGGAGTTCCATTTAATACACCACAGCCACAACCATCTCCACAACTACAGCAGCAAATGCAACAGAAACAACAAGGACAGCTTCCAGCATCTGGAACATCACAAGCACTTGAAAGCACACAGTCATGAATACTAAACACCCAATTAAACTGGACAAAATTCCATGGGAAACGGAAGCAGAAGAAATTCTTGCTTATGTTTTTAACGGCGCCCAAATCAAAGGTATTCAAAATCTTCTTTTAGATATTGTGCATGAAAAACTTAATCTACCTTGCACTACAGAACATCAAGCTGATTTTTTTCTTAGACAAGAATATCTTCGAGGTCAATATGATATTCTGAGGTATTTACTCTCTTGTCATGATCTGGCAGAAGATAAATATAAAGATATGCTTGTTAATCAACATACCCAAGAATAACCTAACACACAAGGAACTAATACAATGGCACTTCTTCCTGGCATCATGTCTCTGTTCGGTCGTCCTTCTAATAATGAACAGAACACTCAGCCACCTCCTGCTAATCCGCAAACTCAGATGACACAGACTGCTATTGCAGCTCAGAACCCATCTGTTCCTTCCCCAGCAACTCCGCAAAGTAATGGAAATCCTGTAGCTATTCCTCCTGCTGCTACTGGAGATCAATCACCACTTTCTAATTTTGCTGACTTGTTTAAAGCTGATCCTACGCAAACAACTACTTCCCCAAGCATTTCTCCAAACTTTAATCTTGATCCTCAGGGCATTCTTGCTCAGGCACAGAAAGTAAACTTTACACAAGGTATTGATCCTGCTCTTGTTGATAAAGCAATGTCAGGTGATAAAGCAGCTTTCGTTGATGTTCTTAACAAAGTTGCACAATTTGGTTTTGCAAACGCCACAATGGCTACTGGTGAGATTGTTAAAAATAGTCTCAACTCTGCAGAAGGCACACTTCGTCAGTCAGTTCTACCAGATGCTATTCGCCAGCATTCTATTCAAACTGCACTTAATGAAAGCAATCCAGTTTTCACAGACCCTGCAGTTGCACCGATGCTCGGTATGTTGAAAAATCAGTTTGCAACAAAATACCCCACAGCTACCCCAAGTGAAATTGCTGCAATGGCAACACAGTATCTGACTGGTTTTTCACAAAAAATTGTGACTGCTCAGGGTGGAACTATTGTTGATAGGCAGCAACAGCAAACAAGCAGTCAGCGTGGATTTGGTCAGCAGAATGATACTGACTGGTCTGCACTTCTCGGTTAACTTGTAACTACACTCTGTAAAGGAATTTGTTTATGGCAGCTTTTCGTCCTGTTGGCACTCGTGGCATGAGTGAAGAAACTCTTGTTGCTGGTGATTGTGAACTTGTTAGTGGCGTTGTTGCTACTAATACTACTGTGGGTAATGCTACGCTTCCTGCTACTTCATTGATTTCTGGTAGCATCTATCGTAGTGGTCCTACTGGTGCATATACCGATACTTTGGATAGTGCAGCAAATATTTATCTTGCTCTTGCTGGTAATGGTAACGCACCTGCTATTGCATCTGGTCTTGGGTTTACTTGCCGTATTACCAATGCAACTGCATATGTTGAAACCATTACTCTTGGCACTGGGCATGCTCAGGGTCAGGGCACAATTGCTACTATTGCAGCTAACTCTTGGAGAGATTTTCTCTTTACGTTTACTGCAGTGCAGGCACCGCTTACTGTAATTGGCAACACTACCACTGGTAGTAATGCTATTACTTGGACACTTCCTGTTGGTCAGGCTTCGTTGCAGGAAGGTGTTGCACCTAACTCTGTAAACATTGCTGTTGGTTCTACTGTTAACTGCACTGGTTTTGCTGCTGGCACAACTGTGCTTGGCGTTACTCAGGGTGTCGGTGGCACTCTTGGTATTATTTGCAGCGCCAATGCTACTTCTACCAACAGTAACGTTGCAGTTGGTATTGGTCCTACCATTACTGTTAACAGCTCTGGCTCTGGTTCTGTCTAATAGAAACATTGAAAGGATAAAATAGAATGTCTACTGGTATCTTTAACTCTGGTATGATGACGCAGGACTTTGCAAAGAAATCCTTTGCTGGTGCTATTACGCGTCTGTTTCCTAATGGTAACTCTCCGCTGTTTGGTCTGACTTCTATGTTGATGTCAGAAACTGCAATGCAGCCAGAACACGGTTTCTTCACTAAGACAATGCTGTTTCCGCAGCTTACTCTTAGTGCTGCTGGTCAGGCTGCTGGCGATACTGTGTTTACTGTGACTAGCACCAATAACATCATTCCTGGCATGGTTATGCGAGCTGATGCTACTGGTGAGAATATTGTTATTCTTGGTATTGTTAGTCCTACACAGGTTTCTGTGCAGCGTGGTGTTGGTAGCACATCTGCTGCTGCTATTACTGCATCGACTAACCTTTATCAGGTTGGCTCCGCATTTGAAGAGTCTTCGCTGCGTCCCAATGCTCTTGCTATTAATCCTGTCCGCGTTACTAATCTTACGCAGATCTTCCGTAATACTTGGGCAATCTCTGATAGTGCTCGTGCAACTCAGGTTATTGCTGGTGATACTAACGTTGCTGAGAACCGCCAAGATTGTGCAGCTTTCCACGCTGTTGATATTGAGAAGGCTCTATTCTTTGGTCAGAAATACTCTGGCACCAGAAATGGTCAGCCTTTCCGCACTATGGATGGTATCTATTCTATTGTGAGCAATCTTGCTTACTATCCATCTAGCTATGCTTCAACTAACATTACTGTGGCTGGTTCTACTACCAACTACACACAGTTTGAAGCTGCATTTGATCCTTGCTTCAATCAGGCTACTGATCCCAAAGTTGCTAATGAACGAGTGTTGTTTGTTGGCGGCACTGCCAAAAAAGTGATCAATAATATTGGTCGTCTTAATGGCACATACTACATGATGAATGGTCAAACTGATTGGGGTTTGCAGTTTGACACCATCAAGATTGCTCGTGGCACATTCCGTGTTATCGAACATCCGCTGTTCAACACTAATGCTAGCTGGGCTAAAATGGCATTTGCTGTTGATCTGTCTAGCTTTGCTCTTGCATATCTTGGCGATCGTAAAACCAAGAATGAGGAGTTTAATATGAGTGGTGGCATGGTTGCTGATAACGGTATTGACGCAGTTGGTGGGACCCTCACCACTGAGCTTACTACCGTTATTCGTAACCCTCCTGCGTATGCAGTTATGACTAACTTTACTGCTGCTGCAGTCGGTTAAGTATTGATTTTATCGGGGGTCCAGAGCAGTTATTTGTGACCCCCGATAAATTGTAAACTACAAAAGGATGCAAACCAATGTCTGAATTTCTCAACACCAATCCTAATCTACTCAATCCTATGAATACCCAGGCACAGACTGTTCCTCCTCTTGCTGGAATTACTCAGCCACTCCCTATTATCTTGCAGGAGAAAACTGAATATTATTTTTGCACTATGCAAAACCATCACATGACTCGCAATGATGGTAAACGTCTCGCATTTATCTTTAACACATTTGCTACTAAAGATGTGTCAGATATTAACTATCTGAACGCTGAAATCAATGCAAACAACCCATATCTTCGCAAAGCTACTGATGACGAAATTCGTATGTATAAGATGCGAATTGATCCTAAAGGAACGCTTGCTGCTGAACTTACTCCGCAGATTGAAGAGAAAGTTCGTAATGAACTTGAAGCTGAAATCAATGCTTCTCTTGAGCAGCGGTTGAAGAATGCTGGTATTATTCTGACAGATGAACAGAAGGCGCAGTTGACTGTTGCTACATCTGTTCCTGCCATGGTATCTGATGATGCCAAACTTAATGGTAGCTCTGCTCTTGAAAAGTTGAAAGCGCAGCTTGCTGGTGGCGTGCAGTCAGGCACTGGCACTATTCTTGGTGGTATCTCTGGCACGGATAAAATGGTAAACAATGCGCCATACGCTGATCCTGCTAGCGATCCTGCTAACAAAAAGTAAGTTGTAGATAGAGAGAGAGAGAGTAGCTTCAATGAATTTAGCTCAACTTCAAGCTGCTGTGATCACTGAAACTAACAGACCTGATCTGGTAGCAGAAACTTTGCAGTCTGTTCTTGAAGCTACTCTTTCATGTCATACACTTGAAAATTTCAAAAAAGATCTTGCAGAAGCTACTGTTGTATTCGATACTCCCACATCATATATTCAGAAGCTAGATACAACAACTATTCCATACTTTCGTAGTATGCACTATATCAGGAAAACTAATCCACTGATTAATGCAGCAGAAATTAATAATGGTCTGCCGCCGACAACTCTATACTATCCGCCGGATCAGTTTGCTCCATTGGTAGAAATCGATCCAACAGATCTTCTTGATATGTATGGATATGAAAAACGAGATGTGTGGTATCAAGCTGGAACCAGTATCAATATCAAGAGTTCCACACCACTTAATTACGCTGTCATTAGTTGGTATAAATTTCCAATACTTGATGCAACTGGGGTGCTTTTTAATAGTTGGATTGCTAATGAAAATCCATACGTAATTGTTTATAAGGCCGCCGGAACATTGTTTGCTAAAATTGGTGAAGATAAATCTTGGGCTATCTACATGAAAGCTCCAATACCTGGCAGAGGTAATGATACTGGTGGTTTGTATTACCAGCAATTGAATACGCTTCTTCAAAACAATATTAGCACAAGAGGGTTTTAATCATGATCCCTGGTCAAGTCAGCACAATTTGGGCACAGCTTTCTCTTCCATACTCACCTGCTGGTTCTATTCCATTTGTATTATCAGATGGCTATACCATCGCAACTGACGTTCTCAATTACAGTTACAATGCAGATGGTAATCAACGTGTGTATCTTGCTAACAAGATTACATTTGCATACACAGCTACTGCTACATCTGGTGGTGGCGCAACTGCTGTAATTAATAATTCACCTACGGGTAGAGTTGTCATGTCAGCAGGTAACAGTTCTCTTACTGTTACTAACACCCAATGCACAGCAACTAGTATTGTCATTATTAACGTTGAAAGTAATGATGCTACTGCTACAATTAAGAAAAGTGTTATTCCAGCAAATGGGTCTTTTACAATTACAATGAACGCTAACTGCACATCTGCTGTGACGTTTAGTTTTGTCATTGTCAACATCTGATATCAGAAAGTAATATACTATGTCATATGTCCCCAATCCACAAGACCCTACTAGACCTACTACGCAAGATCTTGCTGGTAATATGGCTGCAGAGTTGCAAGCATTAAAAGGGTATCTGCAAAGTCTTGTTGCATCTGGATCTAATTTTGCTAATATTGGTGGGTTTAGAAACAGACTTAAAAATGGTGCTTTTAATGTAGCACAGCGAGGATCTAGTTTTACGTTTGCTCCTAACACGCCTGGCTACACTGTTGATCAATGGAGTGTGTCTAATGTTGGTCCTACAGGAGCTAATGTTAATGTCAATCAATATTCTGGCGGTGTAAACAGTAATAATAAATATCTTACAATTACACCTTCTACATCTCCTGCTACTGGTAGTTTTGCTCTTACTCAAATTTTAGAAAGTGTAGATTGTCAAGATTTGATTGCAGGAACTACTATTACTATTTCTGGTATGTTATCTGTTAACAATCTTGGTGCAAATATTCCACAAGTTATTTTGTATGCACCTACTGCAGTTGATAACTGGACTTCACAAGTTGCGGTGTCTGCTCAGTTACCTGTTAATATTACATTAGTTCAAGTTAATACATTTACATTTTTTAGTTTATCACTTACACTTACAGCGGATGCTACTGCTGGATTGAAGCTTATTATTGGAGTTAATGCTCCTGGTGGTTATTTATATTCATTTGCAAAATTGCAACTTGAAAAAGGTAGTTACGCAAGTTCATTTGAATATCATCCGTATGAATACGATTTGATGCAGTGCAGAAGATACTATAATGCTTACTTGCAATTACTTGTTAGTTGTTATGTTGCATCTGGAACAACGTTTTTTTCTCAATATACTTTTCCACAAATGAGAGCTGTTCCTACACTGTCTTTTCAAAATATTATTTATTCTAACTCATCTTCGCTTAATCAAGTTGTTGTGCAAAACAACTCGTTTAGAGTAGACTCTGTTGCGACAGCTACAGGTATATGTTATACTATTTTTGATGCTATTCTCTCTGCAGAGTTTCCTGCATCTTAAGGTATAGTTATGGCTAATCAATATGTCCGTCTCAATCTTGCTAGTGCTATTTTTCCATTCTACACAGAAGCTGCTGGTAGAACGATTATGGTGCCTAATCAAGATGAAAACTTTGATAGGTATAATGCCGCCAATACTACACCAGATAAGGGCGTCCCACAAGTCTTCTATATGCACAATGTTGTTCCCATCTCTGGTGGTTTTCAAAGCATTGGGTATATAGAAGAGTTGTCTGGATTGTCTGGTAATACTGATTTTGATACATGTTTTTCTCTCATTGATAGTGACCTTAGTTCGTATCTTTTTTGCCCTGCCGCCGGAAAAAATTATATTTATGACGGTAATAACTCTGGATGGGTATCAACTAATCCATTAGCTTCTGGAACTGTTCCAGATAACGTTCTTGTTACTCGTGCGTATGTTAAAGGTGTAACTTACATTTATTATTCTGGTATAGGTTGTTACATGTATAATGGAACAACTCAACAGTTTGTGTCTGTTACACTTTCAGGACTTACTCCATCTGGTATAATTGGTATTTGCGAAGCCAATGGCTACATGATTGCTTGGTCTACTAGTGCAGTATATTGGTCATCTCTTACAGACCCTACTAACTTTATACCTTCTATTGTTACTGGTGCCGGTGGCGGCGCTATTCAAGATGCTAAGGGTGCTATCAACTTTTGCACTGGCATCAGTGGAGGCTTTCTTGTATATTGTAGTAAGAATATTGTTGGCGCAAGTTATACTGCTAACACCAATTACCCGTATATTATCCAAGAAATTCCAGGATCAGGTGGTGTTGCTACTATTGATAACGTAGCATATCAAGGTAATTTGTCATATCAACTTGCACTTACAACTGCTGGATTGCAGCAAGTATCATTGACTAATGCAGTTCCTACAATGCCAGAGTTGTCTGATTTCATCGAAGCTCAATTGTTTGAAGACTTTGATGAGACATCATTGTCTTTCTCGTATCAGTTTATTTCATCTCAGCTATCTGTCAAATTAGCATCTATTGCTGAGAAATTTATTGTTATCAGTTATGGAATGAACCCGCCTAATTATACTCATGCAATTATTTATGATATTGCATTGAATAGGTATGGAAAATTAAAACTGCCTCACAGATCATGTTTTAGTTATGTTGATCCAGTTCCTCACGGATTAATTACATATTCTGATCTTGCACATACAACTATTGCGCAGCTTGCAGAGTCAACATATAAAAGTTTATTTTCTACACTTCAAACTGAACAGCTTGCAAAACAGAACCTTGCATTTATGCAACAAGATGGCACTGTGCAACTTGTTGATTTTGAACTCAGTGAACAGTATGCTGATGGTGTATTTATTATTGGTAAACTACAATTTCAACGTAACCAATTTTTCGTGCACCAAAGAACTGACGTAGAAACTATTAATAGCAATAGTGCATTCTCTCTCAGTTTGCTTGGCACATTTGATGGTAAAGATTTTCAAACTGCTGTTCCTACTGTAGCAATTGAAACTAATCAACTTATGCGGCGCTATGCAAAACGATACACTGCATCTAATGTGTCACTTTGTATTGTCGGTGCATTTAATCTTACCAGTATTGTTGTTAACTTTACTGTTGGAGGTTACAGATGAGTGGCACATATAATGGCCCTAATATTGTTCTTCCATATGTAATGCCAGCGAATGTTCCAGATGCACTTGTTCCAATTATTAAACCAATTTATCTTGCTCTTCAAAATATTGTGCAAGCATTTATTAATTATTGTGGAGTTGCTCCAAGAACGGCTGGTCAAATATTAAGTAGCAACGCAGATCCTAGCGCTATTCTTGCAAATAATACTCATCGTTTTTACTTGCAAGCAATAGAGAATATTAATCAAGGATCTGCTATTAATTTATTTGCATCAGCGGGATCACTGTTTGTTCAGAATGCTAATGCTACTGATAATACAAAACAGTGTGATGGATTTTGCAGCCAACCAAATGGAATTGTTGCTGGCGGTATTGGTGAAGTTATTCTTTCTGATGGTGTTAATAGTTATCTTACTGGCCTTGTTACTGGCAGTAGATACTATCTTTCTACTACGTCTGGAAACTATACAACCATTCCACCAACAGCGTCTGGTAATTTACAGCAATCTCTAGGTATTGCAATATCATCAACAGTTTTACGTTTTTGGACAGGTAACCAAATACAGCACTAGGATATTACTATGCCTTTATCTAATGACAATAAAGATGATGTAAAAGATTTCATTCTATGCCCTCACAATGCAGAACTACTCCAATTACAAGAAGATGTTGCTGAGATACTTGAATGGGTTAGAAATGGCAAGAGAGCTTCTCAGTGGTTTATGTCATTTACTAGTTGGTCTGGACGTACATTAATTTGGTTGGCTAAAGTTGGAGCAGCTATTACAGTTATCTGGAGTTTGCTTCATGCTATCCAACTTGGTAAACTACCTAGTAGTTCTTCAATCAATATAGGCAAATAGGAGGTATGTTATGGCTACAAGTGACCCGTATAGCGCAGCAACATCAGTTCTTAATACCGCTGTTGGACTTGCAGAATATCTTGGCGGCAGCACTACCAATACACTAACTAATAGTAGTAGCAACTCTAGTAGTAGTGTTATATCTAATGTCAATACTACTAGTTCTGATAATACAACTACTAGTTCTGATACTACTGTTTCTAATAGCGCAGATCCTGCCGTTATTGCAATGCTTAAACAGCTTGCTAATACTGCTATTGCTAACAGCACTGATCAAAGTAAAACACAAGGATTGCTTACTGGTATTCTTCAGCAAGCTGGAGATGCCATGAAAGTTGTGTTTGGTAATCAGGCACAAGCAGGTGTTTACAATAGCTCTGCTGCTACCTCTCAGAACAATGATATTTATTCTCGCGCTGCTGCAGATGCTGCTAGTGCAATTCTTGGATATCAAACACAGCAAGAACAGATTGCATCTGGTATTGGTAACAGTTTGCTAGCTGCTACTGCTACACAGGAAACTAAAAACAATACTGTTTCTAATCAGACATTTTCTAGCGCTGCTAGCACTGATACTCAATCCAATGCACAAGCTACTGCTACTCAGTCTAGTAAATCCAGCACTAGTGGGTCTATCATCTGCACATGGATGTATCAGACTGGTAAATTGTCGCTGTATAAATATGCTAAAGCAGGTAAACAGTTTAATGCATTGCCTTGGTATATGCAGGAAGGTTATCGTGCTGTAGCCAGGCCAGTGCTTGAATACATTAAAGCTAATCCAAACTCTAGAGTTGCTCGTGGTGTGCTTAACTTGTTTGGCGCCAGAACTTCTTATGTATGCGGCAATCGTAGTATTAAAAATTTCGGCGCCAAAGCATTGATTGCTACAATCTGCACACCAACTTCTATCTACTATTGGTTGCATCATATTACTGCTACAGATCTTGCTGGAGCAAAACAACATGGCTGATCAAGGGGAAGCTCCAGTTTATTCACCAGCAGTATCTGCCATTACACCCATGGTGCAGCAGGTTACTGGTGGTAATGTTGTAGATACAGAAGCTGCATTGTCTGGTGCACAAGCTGATCATAATAGTTTTGTGCAAAACATTGGTGCCACTATGGCATCTGGTGTAAAGAATTTTCTTGCTAATATTGGTATGTCTCCAACTACTAATCCTGCTGACATTGCTAATGCAGCCAATACTCTTGGCAAAACACAATCCGCAGCGATTATGCAAGCTGGTGGTGCACAAGCTCAACTTGATACATTGAAAGGTCAGCAAGCTGGTCAAGTGCAGCAGTATGATAAAGCTACTACTGCTGCACTTGGTATGGATCCAAATTCACCAGAACGTATTGCTCAAGTTGCAGCTATTAGAGATAATGTAATTAAAGATACTACACTTGGTAATCAAATTACTGACATGAGAAACGTTGGGTTTTTTGATAATCCTGGTGAGTATCTTGTCAACCATATCATTAAAATTCCATATGCACTTGGTCAGCAAGAAGATGCGCATGATCAGATCATGTTGTTGACTGGTGATGTTGCTGCTCAAAATGAAGCGTTGAAAAATTATAGTGTTGCAGATAATGCTGTTGTATTGAAAGATACTGCACAAACTACTGCATTGACTGCGCAAAAAGATCTTGCTAATGCTGCTGCACAAGCTGTTGAACCTATCAAACAATCTCTACAAATTGCGCTTGGCGCTGGTCAACTTGCAGTGTCGCAAGCTAATCTTGGTATTGCACAAGCTGACTTGCAATTAAAACAAGCAATGGCTCCAATTCAACAGCGTGCAGAAATTGCTCGGTCTGGTTACTACGAAGAAAATACTAAATACATCAAGTTAAAAACAAGTGAAGAGCAACAACTTATTGCTAAAACTACATTTGAAAATAATAGTAAACAGGATCAGTTAACTCGTGTTAATGGGTTGCAGACATTGCTTGGTCAGCAACCTATTGCTAGTGTTGATAAACTTAACCCAGTAGCACAAGCTGCTCGTGGTGCACTTGTCGATAATCTTTCTAGTAGCAATGCATTTGGGCAGAGTCCTGCTGATTCTTATCGACTTCTTAAATCATCTGGCATTCCGCTTAATAAAGCTGCTCCAGGATATCAATATACATTTGATAGACTTGATGCTGTATTTCAAGCACAAAAAGATGCAATTAGAAATTCTCCTAATTTTGCTCAAGGTAAAATTAAAGAGAATGAACTTGATGGCTTAGCATTGAAAGCTACCAATGATTTCATCAGTAGAGAAACTACAAATGTAACACCTAATAATTTGTTCTTTCCTACACTGTCAGCAGATATATCATTTAAAAAATTTGGCGCTACTAATCCTATTGCTAATGCATTTGAAGGATTTACTGTGGGACCGGATGGTAAGCCATCTAACAGAGCAGTTGATGGTGATATGATTATGAATACTGCTACACAGTTAATGAAGACTGGTAAACTTGATGTCAATCAAGCTGCTAATGCTATTGTTGATCTTAGTAAGAAATTTCTAGAAGAAACAAATATTGCTGGCGCTCAAGCAATCTTCAATATTCCAAGACCCCAGCAATATATGATGCAATACAAAACTCCAACTGGTAATAGAGCTAGTGTAAATATGATTGACATTAGAGATGTCATGAAAAAATTGACACTCCAATCTGTTGAAGCTCCTGTTGGTGATATTAACAACGCACTCAAAGGTTTGATGCCATGAGCGGCTCAACTACTGATAACCAGCAAATTGCTACACCTACTCAACAAGATGTATCAGCTCAAAATTTTCTGACAACATCTGTTCCAACTAATACACAATCTTCGTTGCAAACTAGTGCAGAAGTTGCTGGTTTGCAACAAGGTGATAGATCATTTTCTGATCGACTGTATGATATTCCTACTAAATTTGCGCCTCTTACAGTTGCAGCGGCAGCAAATGCTTTTATTAATACAGGCGTCGAAGTAGCTAATTTTTTCGGCGCCGACCAACAAAAAGTTACTATCGAAGATGAGTTTGGTAAAGACAGTGATATCACTAACTATTACAATAACAACTCTGGTGTAGTGGAAGGGGCTGGTTTACTTGCTGGTTCTCTGCTTCCTGGTATGCTTGGTATTAAAGCACTCAAACTTGTGCAAGCTGGCAAACTTGGGGATACTGCTGCTAACATTACTGGATTGATGTCATCTGTTAGTGATAAAGCACTTGCATCTGCTACAGTAGATGCTGCAGAGAATGCTGCTGGTAGCAGTTTGTTTGGTATATCAAAAGCAAATCTTATTAAAGGTGTTCTTGCTAAAGCTGGAGATGAAGCATTACAAGGTGCAGTATATCAAACTGCTACACTTGCTACAATGCACGCATCTCCACTTACTGATGATAACACAATCAAAGATGATGTTAATGATGTCCTTGATAGTGCAAAAGGATTTGGTTTATTCGGCGGTGTCATTGCTGGCGCTGGTATTTATTCTAAAGTTGCCAAAGGTGTAAGAGATCTCGATCTTGATAGTAAGTCGTCAGAAGCATTTGGTTTGCAAGGATTGAGTCAGCTAAAGTCTGGCGATCGTATTATTAAGTTGTATGAAACACTTGACAACTTACCAGAGCAACCTACTCGCTTTGGTCAGATGAAACTTAATGCAACTAAGTTGCAGACTAACCAATCTATTCAAGAGGAATTTATCAAACTTTCTGGTGGCGACAAAGAAGTTGCATCAGCATTTCGTGATACTGTCGAAGCTGCTCGGACCGCCGGCATATTTGATAG